AAGATGAATCTGAACAAGTCATTGTCACACCCAAGACCGTATCTATCCAATCCCTTCCAGATGACCATCCGGCGCGTCTATACGTTCTAGGACGCAAAATTCCTGAAGATAGGCTAGATGACATAGGCTACACGGAAAACTTCGCCCAATGGGTTTTTGAGAACTCTGGTGCAGACAAGTACAAGAAACTTCCTAGAGATGAAAGAATCATCTTTGAACTTAGGGATGCTAGTGGAAATCTTTTCGGTGTCCAAGGTCGTGCCTTGAACAAACTTGCTAAAGTTCGCTATATCACCATCAAGTTTGATGACAATAAGCCCAAAGTCTTTGGCGCAGAAAACCTAAATACTTCCCAACCCATCTTTGTCACCGAAGGTCCTATTGATTCCATGTTTCTACCCAATGCACTTGCAATTTGTGGTGGTGATGTATCGGTTTCACTTAGCGGCCTAGTTGGAAAAGATGTTACAATAGCACTTGATAATGAACCACGTTCAAAAGACACGGTAAGTCGGATGGAAGCAGCAATCTCACAAGGATTTTCTGTTTGCTTTTGGAAAATTGACCCCCGACTAAAAGACATCAATGACATGATTTTGGCCGGGTACACACAAAACCATATCGTAGAACACATTAGGCAAAATTCTTACAAAGGCATCAAAGCCAAAGTTCAGTTGTCTATGTGGAAGAAAGTTTAACAATGCACAATCAACATTTCAATGTTGTCTTGGACTACGACCGAGACAACCTATTCGATGCTTTGGGATTGAAGCGGCTGCGCGAATCCTATATGCGTCCTGAAGAAAATTCACCCCAAGAACGCTATGCTTATGTTTCCAAGGCATTTGCATCAAACGAATCCCATGCACAACGCCTGTATGACTATGCAAGCAAACATTGGTTGAGCTATTCGACGCCCATCTTATCTTATGGTAAATCGAAGAATGGACTTGCGATTTCCTGCTACCTTTCGTTCCTCCCAGACACTTCCGAAGGTCTTATCAACACCTTGTCCGAAGTGAATACCTTGTCCATGCTTGGTGGTGGTGTTGGTATCCATGTCGGCATTCGTGGTGCAGATGATAAGTCGGTTGGTGTTATGCCTCACCTGAAAGTCTATGATGCAAGTTCCTTGGCATACAAGCAAGGTACGCGTCGTGGTTCCTATGCTACATATTTGGACATCAACCATCCAGACATCATTCAGTTCTTGGAAATGCGCAAGCCTACTGGCGACCAAAACATGCGGGCCATGAACTTGAACCATGCGGTCAACATTACCGATGACTTCATGCAGATCATCGAAAAATGCATGCTAGACCCATCTTACGATGATTCGTGGGATTTGGTGCAGCCTAATTCTGGTAAGGTTGTCGAAACCGTATCGGCAAAGGCATTGTGGATGAAGATTCTGGAAACCCGTATCCAGACTGGCGAACCATATCTACACTTCATTGATACCGCCAACAAAGCCTTGCCAGAATTCCAAAAGGCACTGGGACTGTCCATCAAGGGGTCTAACCTTTGTCAAGAGATTGAACTACCTACGGATGAAAACAGAACCGCCGTGTGTTGCCTGTCTTCATTGAACCTTGAATATTATGATGAATGGGAAAATGACCCATTGTTCATCCATGACGTTGCCGAAATGCTTGACAATGTTTTGGAAGTGTTCATCAAAGACGCACCCGATTCTATTTCTCGCGCCAAGTATTCGGCTATGCAAGAACGTGCCATTGGTGTAGGTGCGTTGGGCTTCCATGCCTACCTGCAAAAGAATGATGTGGCATTTGAAAGCGCCATCGCCAAGTCCATCAACAATTCCATCTTCAAACACATTGCCGATGAACTTGAGGAAGCTAATTTGGCATTGGGTGAAGAACGTGGCGCATGCCCCGATGCGGCTGACGTAGTTCCGGCACGTCGATTCTCTAACGTATCGGCAGTTGCACCGAATGCCAGTAGCAGCCTGATTCTTGGCAATACTTCACCAAGCATCGAACCATTCCGCGCCAATGCCTATCGCCAAGATACTACGTCAGGCGCATTCTTTACCCGCAACCGATTCCTTGCAAAGATTCTTGAAGACAAGTGCAAAGAACTCGGAACCGATGTGGAAGAAGTTTGGGGTAGTATTATTTCCAACGATGGTTCTGTCCAGCATCTTGATTGGCTTGATGACCACACCAAAGAAGTCTACAAGACGGCTATGGAAATCAACCAGATGTGGATCATTGACCTCGCCGCAGATCGCCAAAAACACATCACCCAAGGTCAATCGGTTAACATTTTCATGCGGCCTGATGTGAATATCAAGTACCTTCATGCCGTTCACTTTGCGGCTTGGAAGAAAGGTTTGAAAGGGTTGTACTACCTTCGTTCCGACAAGTTGCGCAAAGCCGACAAGCTATCGGCTGTGGTAAAATTGAAAGCGATTGAATCCGAAGTCGATCTTAAATCCATCATCGAAGAGACTGGCTGCATTGCCTGCGAATAATGACTAAACACAAATTGAAACTAACCGACAAGCGCGACCACTTCAAGCCATTCCAATACCCTTGGGCTTATGAGAAGTTCTTGCAATCTGAACAAATGCATTGGCTTTTCACCGAAGTCCCTATGTTGGAAGATGTGAAGGATTGGAAAACCAAGCTGACAGAATCTGAAAAGACTTTTCTGACACACTTGTTCCGGTTCTTTACCCAAGGTGACATTGATGTGGCCGGTGCTTATGTGCATAACTATCTACCACACTTTCCACATCCAGAAGTTCGCATGATGCTGTCCAGCTTTGCGGCAAGGGAGGCGGTTCATGTGGCAGCATATAGCTACTTGATTGAGACATTGGGGCTACCAGAAACGACCTACAATGAGTTTTTGCAGTACGATGCTATGAAGGCTAAGCATGACTACTTCGATAGCTTCTATGGACAGGATAAGCAGACGGTTGCACAACAAATTGCGGCGTTCTCTGCATTCACCGAAGGGATGCAGCTTTTCAGTTCCTTTGCTATGCTTTTGAATTTCACGCGTCACGGTAAAATGAAGGGTATGGGGCAGATGTTGGCATGGAGCCAATCTGACGAAAGCCTTCATTGTGAAGGGATGATTCAATTGTTCCGCGAGTTCATCAAAGAGAACAAGGCTATTTGGACACCCGAGATGAAGGCACAAATCATCGAAATTGCGAAGCACATGGTTGACTTGGAAGATGCCTTTATTGACCTTGCTTTCGGCATTACCGAACAAGAAAATCTTACCAAGGAAGAAGTCAAGACCTACATCCGATACATTGCGGATCGTCGCCTAATTGAACTTGGTCTGAAAGGTGTTTACAAGGTCAAGAAGAACCCTTTGCCTTGGATTGAAGGAATGCTTGGTGTAACCCATAGCAATTTCTTTGAGGCCAAAGTGGTTGACTATGGTAAAGGTGCATTGACTGGAGATTGGAGCGATGTATGGGCACAGTAAAAGATGACATGAAAGCTATCCAAGAAGAGGTTGCCGAATTGAAGGCGAGGATTGAGCAATTGGAATCCATGCAACTTGTTATTCCCATCCAAGCGCCTAAGCCTTGGAAGCCATTTTACCCAAACGATTACACAGTAACTTGTAAAACCAATGACGCTACTTAAATTCTACGCAAACTATTGCCAACCTTGCAAAACCTTGACAAAGACTTTGCAAGAAAAATTCTCCGATAACCCTATGGTACAATCTGCGCAAGCCATTGACATTGAAGCGGATTTCAAGACCGCTGCTAAGTACCGTGTACGGTCTTTGCCGACATTGATCGTGGTCGATACCGATGGTAATGAAGTGCGCCGTTTGGTGAATCCTTCTGCCGATAAGTTGGAAGAATTCTTGAAATAACCATTTGACTTATGTGGGTATTACAAAGGGACTATGCAAGTCCCTTTTCTTTTGCTACAATTCGTTCCATCAACTTCTAGGATAACATTATGAGCAAAGCAATCGGGATTGATGATTCTGTGAACCAATGTTCTTGCTGTGGAAAGTCTGGTCTGAAATTTACCGTAATCGTTGAACTTGATTGTGGCGAAGTTGTCAACTATGGTAGTGTATGTGCTACCAAGAATACCGGAAAGTCAAAATCCACTATCGCGGCAGAAATCAAATCTGCCGAGACCGATACAATCGCCGCCGCCCTTACTGAATTGAAATCTACCGAAGAATTCAAGAACTATCAGCAAAAGATAAGTTCTAGACCAAGAACTCTTGTTGGGAAGTCTGCTTATGATTTTGTAAAGCGCGAGTATGATAGCTATAATTCTAAACTTTCCGAAATCTCAACAAAATATGGGATTCCCGGATACAAAATAGCTTGACAGTCATTGAAAGTCCTTGTATAATTCGTTCCATCAACTTCTAGGAGAACATTATGAACGGTGCAAAGAAATTCCATAAAGCGACTGGCCCGGCATTCAATGCTGGCGAAGTTTGGATTGGGAATGGCGGTCTCGCCAAGGTTGAAATCGTATCTGTCAAAAAATACCCCGCAGCAACTAGCAACCACACTTCTGATTACGAAGTGACCTACAAGACAGACCCACTCAACAATCCTGACAAAATTCATCAGAAAGATGCTTGGAACTTCCAAGTTCGCTATGAACATGTCGCTGACACACATCTTTGATAGGAGAACATTATGAACCGTACAAATCCACATTACTTCATCGGTAAGACTTTGGTCAGTAAGGAAACTGGCTATCACCACACCATTGACTATGCCTACAAAGAAGATGGTGTGGTGTACTTTGTCCTTGATGAAGATTCCGAAACCCCTTTTGAGGTTTCCATTGACGACAACACTTTCTATCTGGCATAAATCATGGACTTTATCGGAACCATTTTGGCACTGCACATGATAGTGCTTATCATAGCATACCCATTATCATTCTTTGGGGTCGTTGCGGATAGGACTGTGAATATCATCGGTGGTACTTTTGTTGCCAGTGCTATAATTGCTGCTGTTCTTTTTAAGTGAGGTGAACTGTGAAAATCATCATTGCAAAAAATTCTCAGCAATCTCCTGTCGGGCGTGCTTGGGTGAATGGACAGAAACCTTCGGCAGTTATCATCCGAGGGATTCCCGGATCAGGCAAAAGCACTTTGGCAAGCAACCTTGAAAGTAGTGATTGGGCAAATTGCTTCCATGTCGAAGCCGACCAATATTGGATTCGTCCTGATGGTCAGTATGACTTCAATGCTTCTAAACTTAGCGATGCGCATAATTGG